GCGAGAAAGGAAATCCCAAGTTTCACCCGAACTACAAAGAGTTCAAGAAACTTGACAATGGATTCTATGCCATCCCTGTCATGGAACAGATGTTACTCCCTGAAAGAGCAGAAGAAGATCCTAGTATCTTTGAATAAACAGCGTTTATTGAAGAGTGTGTTAACCGACATAGCGGAGACGAGCGTTGTAAACAATGTTGACAGGAATAGTAGCATTGCTAACATTGCTATAAGCAATAAGATGAAGAGAGTTGTCAACAATAGTACCAACATACCCAGTAGTCGTACCAGACTGAAACTTGGTCTGAAGACCACCAAGCTTCACATACATACTAAAGGGAACATTGATACCAGCCTGCTCAATGTTTGTTCCATCATAAGTAATAGGGAGAGGAGGCAAACGAACTTTCTTCACCTTCAAAACCTTGAAACGCTCAGTGTAACTCATGTTACGAAGAGGATTGCAAGCAGAGTTAATAGAAGCACCAGGATTAGTGTAAACATCCTCAGAATTCAACTGAGCAGCATTTGTTTGAGTGTCAAGAACAAGAGAAACATAAATGTAAGGAAGGGTATCAGCAGAAGTTTGATTGATCTGAGGATCAAGATTCAAAGAACCTGACGAGATAAGAAAATCTTACCCTCAACTTGAATACTCTTCATAGCAATCTTAAAGCCATCACGAGAACTAGCAGTATCCCCCTGAGGAACACCATTCAAACAAAGAATAGTAGCAGGATCAACCTCTCCACCAGATGCATCAGTAGGAGAGGCAATAACAGTAGCTGCAAGAGATGTATCAAGATACTTAGTCTCAACTCCAAGCAAACCACCAGTTCGAACATTCTTCACACCAAGAGAGCGCGCTCTGCCAAGTGTCCGACCGGTACGGCGTACAGAGTGGTACATAGCACTACGACCAGTAGTGCGATAAGCATTAACAGTGCTGCGACGCGACACACGCGATGCCCGGGGGGACCCACGAGGTTTGTACAAACGAGCCATAATCCGTCTCTCGTAGTTAATATTTTCTGAAACAGAAACAATTATTAAACACCACTCCTACACACAATTAGTCGAATTCTTCGACCAATTAATTGTGCAGGAGGTGGGTGGGGGTAATACTGGCCCCCACCCACCCCTGTTATTGCAGGCCTATATTATTGTCATAACATGGCCAACAGCTGACTATCTACCAACAGCCGCACACACAACCGACATCGAACTTCCCCCTCTGCGCTGCGGGCGGGAGGGAGGTGCCACTCTTTTGCGGACCGAGTACGGGCTGACGCTGCCTCCATAGCCTCACTGCTGCCTCTGCTCCGCTGCGTCGCCGCCTGCGGCTGGCTCGCTGCGCTCGCTTCGCTCGCTTCGCTCCGCTCCTCGCTCCGCTGGCCGAGGCAGCAGCTCGGCTACTACGGCAGCAGACACGCACAGTACGACAACGGAAACCACTCAAGCAAGGGCAAAAAGATAGAGAAATCTTTTTTTTCTCACTAAATAAACATAAGATACTAAACTCAGTTCTCAACAACAAGAAATGGAAATCATTGACTTAACAACAAGTGACTATGACGACGAACCATCAAACTCTGAAGAATTCTCAGGATCTGAAGACCCATCTAATGCCTCATCAGACGAGGATAGGAGCGCGTCTCCTGTACGACGAAAACACCAAGGCTCTGAGTCTGGAGACGAGATTGGGGATGATTCAAGTGATGAAGTACCCGTACGAGTGGCCCGTAAACCTGGGCGACCTAAAGAAGCTACACAGCAAGCAAGAAAAGATTCACCAAGAGGACGTAGCAAAGTTGCAAACTCTATGTCAGCTCAATGGTGTTACACCATCAACAATCCAACCAATGCTATGGTTCGAGAGCTCAGATCTCTGCGTCCTGGTCCCGAATCAGCCGTTCAATACCACGTGTTCCAAATCGAAGTGGGCGAAAAGGGCACGAAGCATGTGCAAGGATATATATGCTTTCTGTCTCGAAAGAGGTTTACTACTGTCAAAGCATTCATTGGTGAGAAAGCTCACTTGGAAACAACAAGGGGAACTCCAGATCAAGCCGCTGGCTATTGCAAGGATCCTACTAAGCGACATCCCGACTTCGCTGATTTTCTTTTCGAAAAAGGTGATCTTCCACAGCCCTCGCCTGGAAAGAGAAATGACATTCTTGAAATTAAGAAGCTCATTGATGCGGGTCAACATCCCGACAGAATCGCAGGAGTTGATGAACACTTCGGAGCAATTAGAAGTGCCTACAAATTTTATGATCACTACTACAACTCAAGAGTGGAACCAAGACGACGCTACCCGAATGCCCTTGTCCTCTACGGAGATTCAGGAGTTGGAAAGACTCTTGCCACATCACTTCTACGAAGAGCCTACTTCTCTCCTATTGGATCTTCCGGATCTGCCTGGTTCAATGGATATGATCCCAGGCATCACCGGATTGTAGTGTTTAATGAATTTCATGGAAGCAAATGCTCACTCACTGAGCTTTTGCAATGGTTGGACAACACTCCTTTGCAGGTAAACACCAAAGGAGCATTGGTTGAGTTCACTCCGGAACTCATCATATTCACTTCCAACCTTCCGCCTCGTGAATGGTACGGTTTCGATGACCCTGAAAAGAAACTCGCCCATCCATACGAGGCTCTTGACAGACGTCTCACTCACGTCTGGGAATACAGAAAGAAAGCACCTACTCCCAACGCTGAACAGCAAGCAAAAATACTTTGCCAACAAGTTCATGGATACGCATTCTGCGAGAAAGGAAATCCCAAGTTTCACCCGAACTACAAAGAGTTCAAGAAACTTGACAATGGATTCTATGCCATCCCTGTCATGGAACAGATGTTACTCCCTGAAAGAGCAGAAGAAGATCC